TTAAATTTGATTTATAGCGTCTACAAGTTGCCGAATTGTCTTATGAGTGTAAACTTTTTCGGTGATATCGGTAGTAGCGTGTCCAAGTATTTTTTTGATAATTTTATCTGGGACTTGAGCATTATCCAAAAGTGTTGCACAGGTATGGCGTCCATCATGGGGGTAGTGCTTTAGTTCTACAAGCTTCATTGCTGGAGCAAATAATTTCCTTCTGAAAGTATCATACTCTACTTTTTTATTTTCATAAGTTAAAAGGTAGTCGTTATTTTGTTCATACAGCCTTTTGATAAATGGGAATATTTTTTGTGCTATAGGAATAACCCTGTCTTTGCCAGCTTTGGTTTTTATTCCGCCTAACATATATCTTTCGTCAAGATGGACGTTACTATGCTTTAGTGTCATTAACTCTGTAGGACGCATTCCGGTATAACATAGTATGAGCACAATTTGGATATTAATATCGTCTGCGTGAAGCCATAACATATTAAGTTCTTCTGTTGTAAATGGTTTGTGTACTTCACTTTTTATATCAGGAGGGAGCTCAATAAGAGAAGCGTAATTTTTATCAATTACATCATTGGCTAAACAATAATTAGATAGTCGATTAAAAAGTATTTTTATATTCTTTTTTGTAGCCCTACTTTTATTACAATCATCAACTATTTTCTGCATTGCAGATAGTTTTATATCTGGAAATGCCATGTAATGAACTGGAGTACACCATGCAAAAGAAGAAGTATAAGCATGTGGTATTTTAATATCTTTGCTTATATATTTCTCATTACAAAAAGATTCATAAATTTCCTTGAAAGTTGTTTTACGAGCAATCGGATTATATGGATTTTTGTTATACTCGGCCAGCATAGCAAGAGCTTCGTTACGTGTAGTATAATATCCTAACACAGACATTAGCTGTTTACCTTCGTTATCGTAACCAGTCGTTATGCGAACCATAAAAGGCTTGCGTCTTTTCCCAGATAATTTTGTTATACTGCCATAACCATTTGGTAGTCGCATTTTTTCACTCCTATACTATAATACCCCAGCTTAATGGCTGGGGTATTTTGTTTTATATGGTTATTCATAGTTTCTGATTGATAATACAACTCTACCCACAATAAATACACTATCATTTTTGTTATACACATGATCTGTAAAACGTGGATCGCTGGAATCAGGTTTGAATATTATTCTATCGTTTGCATCATAAAATCGTTTTAGACTATATTCATGTTCTTTACCAAATACAACCAGATCGCCATCTTTTAAATTTTTTACTTCTATATCTGTTTTTACAGCAATAAAAGAACCACTAGGTATAACATTATTCATACTTTCGCCATTAACACGCATGATTAAAATATGTTTATTACCTGCATATTTGCCCATGATAGCGTCAGAAATACCTATCGTTGGTAATTCCTTTCGCCCTTCTATTGTGCATGGTATACCTGCTGCTACAGCGTCAGGAATGAATGGATATTGGAATGGAGAATCAGAAATATTATAATTTTTCTTTTCTAATAAATCAGATTTTTGCACTCCAAAGTGAGAAGCTATTTCTTCAACAGTATTCATTCGTGGAAACCTGGTTCCTAACAACCAAGAAGAAACGACCGAACGATTTATATTTAAGGACTGAGCCAATTCTGTTTGAGTTTCGTTGTTTATATCTAAAAGTCTTTTTAGATTATCGCTAAAGATCTGTCTGTATAATTCCATTTTTATCACCTCTGGTTAAATTATAACACTTTTAGAAACAAAAACTCAACACTTTTTATTAAAAAAGTTTACGGAAAGTGTTGACACGCTACTTAAAGTAAACTATAATAAAGACATGAAAGGTGGTGTAATAAATGACATTGAAAATATCGCTAAAAGCTGCACGAATAAACGCAGGATTAACTCAGGAGGCTGTAGCAGCAATGTTAAAGAAAAGTAAAGTTACTATAATAAATTGGGAGAAGGGTAAAACATCGATTGACAAGGGTAATTTTGATGCATTGTGCAGACTTTACTCGGTTGATGAGGACAATATTTTTTTGCCCTCTATCGCTACTAAAAGTAAACAGAAAGGAGACTAACCATGTTAAGTATCAAAGTTCCAACAGCAGCAAAAATCATGGGAAAATCAGAACAATTTGTCCGTATTGGATTACAAAGAAAATTACTTCCATTTGGAACTGCCGTAAAAGTTAGTGAAAGTCGTTATTCCTATCATATTAGTGCTGCACAATTTTGTGATTATATGGGGCTTACACCAGAAGAGTTAATAGCCCTGAAATATTAGAGGGGTATAGCGAAGAAAAAATTTGATTTTGAAGCAGCTCTAAAGGCTTTATAGGAGGTTTAATTATGAGGTCACTAATCAAAGCAGCAGGAATAGCAGTAGTAATGAAAGAGAGTATTAATGAGCAGCCGTGTGTATGGGCATTAACAGCTTTGTCTATAGCAATAGTAGTTAAGCTGATATATGACATTGGTTACGCTATGGGGCAGGTGGCAGGCTTATGATTAGAGATTTTACCGTAGCGACTACTGCAATATTTATTGGAACATACGTAGCTATTATGGCTGCTGTAGTGACAGTAGGGGTGTTGAGATGAGCGAAGATAGGAGAAAAAACATGAACGAAAATATCAAGCAAGAAGCTAAAACATTAGAAGAAGCTGCAAGACCATTAGTAGAATACATCAGAAAACACCATACGCCCATGACTACGGCAATAGTCACAGGCGCAAGTGTTGAGATTTTGAGCACAGATATTCAAGTTCCTTTTGATGATGAGTGGGATTAACGAATGCGAGTTTCACCGCGTCCTTTTAAAACATTGTGGACAAACTGCCCTTTAGATGGGGAAGCAAGAAACTTGTTGAACAAATCTTCGGTACAGTTTGGATAGCGATAAGCATATCCGTTGTGAAAATGAACTTCAATTACTCCATTCTCATAACCAATACATTCAACGTTTGATGAATCTACAGCAATCATTTTCATAATATCACCTCCATATATAGTAATTGTACCACAGCAAGGAGAGTATTCAAGATGAACAAAATTAAACAAATTCGTGAACAGAAAGGCTTGTCAAGAAGTCAAGTTTCTAAAGCCAGTGGTGTTTGGTATAAAAATCTAATTGATATTGAAAACGGTAAAGATGTGACATTATCCACGCTCAGGAAAATTGCAGCAGCAATGAACTGTGAAGTATCTGATTTAGTTTAGGAGGAGCGTTTATGACAAAACAAAAGAAAAAGAGCTACCGAAGTTGCAGCTTCGATAGCTCAGGGTGGACATGTAAATTTTACTAGGTTTAGCGTCCACCTTCATTTTAGCAAAAGAATTGGAGGATTGCAAGCATGGATAAATTTGATGATTTAGTATATTCGATTAGATATGAATTAGATGCAATGCAGGAAAATCTGAATAACACAGATGATTTGGACGGAAGCGAAGCTAAAGTAAATGTTTTGCTGAAATGGATTAAAAATAGCGCAAATACGATTGAAAATAAAATTGAAGATTGGGGCGTGTAAATATGAAACTTTATGAAATTAATCAACAATTAGAGCGGTTGCTAGAACTTGATACTGAAAGAATGGTAGATACTGAAACAGGTGAAATATTGACTGCCGAGGATATAGATCAGTTGAAGATGGATAGAGTAGAAAAGATTGAAGGCTGCCTTGTGGTTTACAAAAACAAAATGGCAGAAACAGCAGCCATTGAGGAAGAAATTAAAAGGCTGACGGAAAGAAAAGCCACCTTAAAAAATAAGGCGGAGTGGTTAAAAGGTTATGTAGCCTACGCTTTAAAGGGTGAAAAATTTGAGACTCCCAAAGGCGCAGTCAGCTACAAAAAAAGTGAGACTGTGGAAATTACCGATAAGGAGAAGCTGCCGACAGAATTTTTGAGAGTTGTTACATCAACATCACCTGACAAAGCGGCTATCAAGGCTGCGATCAAAGCTGGCAGTAAAATTGATGGGGCACAGGTAGTAGAGCATCAGAATGTGCAGATAAAGTGAGGTTGAGGACATGATTGATATATATACAAACTTAGCAACCCCGCCTACAGATGCTTTGAAAACAATCCAAGCAGGTAATCTAAGGGGAAAAAGTGATATAAACCCACAATGGAAGATTGAAGCCATTACTGCTCAGTTTGGTTTGTGTGGTATTGGGTGGAAATTTGAAATTTTAGATAAGACTATATATCCATTAGAGGATAAGCAAATATTACTGTATATGACGGTAGCTTTGTTTATCAAAAACGGTGATAGTTGGAGCGAGCCTATCATTGGTTGTGGAGGCGACTTCATTGTTCAAAAATACAAAACTGGACTTACAGCAAATGATGAAGCCTTTAAGATGTGTCTTACTGACGCACTTGGTAACGCTATGAAAAACATTGGCGTTGCAGCAGATGTGTACAGGGGGTTTTGCGATGGTAAATATAGCGTTCGAGAAGAACAGCAATCTGTTGAACCATCAATCACTAAAACATCAAATAAAGCAGAACCGCCTACACCTATAAACCAAACTAAGCCTGCGTTTCCTGACGAAAATACAGGACCACAATTTTTGATGTGTCAGGAATGTACGGTTGAAATTAGCCAAAAAGTACATGATTATAGCGTACAGAAATTTGGTAGGCCGCTCTGTATGAAATGTCAGAAGGTAGCAGCAAAATGAAAACTACGTTACAAGACCTTCAGCTGATTCAGACATGGCAGGGGGCAAGTGTTGTGATTCCACTTTCATCATCAGAGGCGGAAGAGGTCGCAGAATTAAAGAAAAAGGCTGACGATGGAAAACCATTGCAGTTTGAATTAAAAATCGTTAGAAAACAACGTAGCCTTGATGCAAATGCGGCATTATGGTTTTTGTTACAGGAAATGGCGGCTAAACTACGGACAAATAAAGATGCGCTATATCTTGAAATGTTGGGTAGATATGGAGTATTTACGCATATAATTGCAAAAGCTAATGCTGCAGAGCGATTTAAAGCTCAATGGCGTACTGTTAAGGATCTTGGCGAAGTTACTGTCAATGGGCAGACTGGTAAGCAGCTACAATGTTATTTTGGCAGTAGTACTTATAACACGCTTGAATTTAGTAGGTTGTTAGATGGAACGATTAATGATGCAAAGGAAATTGGTATAAACCTTATTTCCGATGCTGATAGGGCGCTTATGCTGGCAGAATGGGGGAATAATAATGAAAAAAGAAAAAAAGCATGTCCTGAAAATATTGACAGAAAAGCTGGAAAAAAATGAGCCTTTATTTGTGATGATAGAAGGGAACGTTATTATATCCGGGGAGTTTGAAAATCTTGCTGACTTACACGCACGAACTGCGGCAGGCATTGCTCACCTAATGCTTTCGTTAGAAATGGAAACTGGATGTACAACAAAACTTATGACTAAAATGGTTGGTTACTCTTTGAGCTTGTTGAGGAAAGTAGCAAAGCATGGCTAAGAGTATCATGCAGACAGGAAAATATTGTTATAACTGTGGGATAGAAACAGGACTTCATTTGCACCATATTTACTATGGTACCGGCAAGCGGAAAATTAGCGATAAAAACGGTTTTACCTGTTGGCTGTGCTGGCGTTGCCACAATGCTGTGCATGATGGCAGTGCACTGGGGACTTTGTTAAAGGTAGAGTGCCAAATGGTTTTTGAGCTTGAACACAGCAGAGAAGAATTTATGAAGATTATCGGAAGAAATTATTTAGACGACTGAAAGGATTATTATGAACTACGTTGCACAGATGAATGCGTTTTGGAGCTGGCGGTTACTCAACCAACTTAATAGCCGAGCTGCTGATTTGTATATGGCATTATTGCACTTTAACAATTTAGGCGGCTGGCAAAAAGAGTTTACCGTGTCCAGCACGATGCTGCAATCGGTGTGTGGAATTTCTCGGACTGAATTAAGTAGGCATAGGAATACTCTAATTCAGATGGGGTTGATTTCATACCAGGGCGGCAAAGGTAGTCGATCAGGTTTTTATCAGATATTTGATTTGTGTATCGTATACCGAACACAAACTGATACGCAACCTGTAACACAAACTGATACACAACCTGTAACACAATCTCGCGCGGAGAAGAAAGTATATATAAATAATATTATTAATAATAAACAAAACGAAAAGAAACAAGAAGCGCCTGATTGTGAGCGGGAAGAATATTTTGCCCGATTTTGGGAAGCATACCCGGTGAAAGTGAAAAAGCCTGTAGCTAAAATCGAGTGGAACAAGCTTGTTGATCCTTGTGTGGAGCTGTACGAAAAAATCATAGCTGCTGTTGAGCGGTATAAACAGACAAGCCGTTGGAAAGAGAACAACGGGGCTTATATTCCATACCCTGAAACATTCTTGCAAGACAGGCGTTGGGAAGATGAGATACGTGTTACAGAGCAGAAAAAAGAATGGGCATGGTGAGGTGATTTGAATGCTTGATATAGGCGATATAGAGGCTGCGTTTGTGGTATGGCGAGCAGCTGGCTTAACTCCACCACCGATGAATGATGTGCAGCGGGAAAACTTTATGGCTAAAACGTTGGAACAATACAAGTATACACAGGTCAATGATTGGGCGGAAGCTGTTGAGTGGGTAGCTAATAACAATACGCGCTGGGCAACGTGGTTCGACATCAATACAGCGCTGTCTATAGTCCGGCAGAATAAAATTGGCGCAGAAAAGAAAGCTATTGAGCGTAATTCTAAAGCGGCAAATGAGTTTGTTAAAAAGTTGTTTGCTGATCTTGCTGCCGGCAAAACATTTGGTGAACTACGGCAGCCAATAAGCGAGAAAGTTAGAGCTGCAGCAAAGAGGATTTTCCCTGATGCCGACGATAGCTTTATAAAGCGTAATTACAACGATATCAGCTTTATCGCAGACGTCGAACGAAAATGCGCTGAATGTATTAATACTGTTGATTGCCCATACAGCGGACATCAACCGTTTTTGAGAGTAGATAAAGAAAGCGGATTTACTTATGTGGTAGCTGATCGTGAACGGTGTTATAAATATCATCCGTTAGTGCCTGATGTAGTACCAAAACGGTCAGCATGTCGTCAAGGTGAATTAGCTAAAGTTTAAAGGAGCGGTAACTATGAAAATAAGTGCAGAAAAATTACAGGAGATTATAGAAAGTCACGGCAGATGGTTGCGAAACGAAGAAGGAGGGGAACGTGCAAACCTCCGCAGTGCAGACCTCAGCAGTGCAGACCTCAGCGGTGCAGACCTCCGCAGTGCAGACCTCAGCAGTGCAGACCTCTACTGTGCAGACCTCAGCAGTGCAGATCTCAGCGGTGCAGACCTCCGCAGTGCAAACCTCCGCAGTGCAGACCTCAGTGGTGCAGACCTCCGCGGTGCAGACCTCCGCAGTGCAGACCTCCGCAGTGCAGACCTCCGCAGTGCAGACCTCGACAAAACATATTATCAAGTTGTTAGAGTTGGTAGTCGCCGAGGAATAACTACTTATTGCGTAGATGACGACAATGTTCTATGCGGATGTTGGAATGGCTTCAAAGGTGGTACGCTAGACGAATTTAAAACTCGTGTAGAGAGTGTATACGGACGTGAAGGTAATAATCCTAACGAGCAATATTACGATGAGTATATGGCGGCAATCACATTCTTTGCGGCAATGAAGGAGATGAAATAATGAAAATTAAAGCAACAACACCATGTTATAAATTCAGGGACGCAACACCGGAAGAGCAGATTGCAAAAATCAAAGAAGAACTGGCTGAGGTAGAAGCTGCTTACACAGAGTTTAAAAAAGTGTTGGCAGAAGATAAGCTGCTGGCGTTGATGATGGAGATTATCGACGTTAAGGCTTGCTGTAACACGTTTGTTTACCAGCTGCGGAAGAATCATGCTTTGGCGTTTTTGGCTTATGCCAAAGCTAAGCGAGAAGTCATAAATAAAAATCTTGCAAGAGGGTACTACTTTACACCAGAAGATATTGACAAGTTGAACACTAATAAGTCAGAACTGTTTTGATATACAGTCAACTTTAGGAGGCAAGCAATGAAAATAAAGACAGAATTTTATTGTGATAATTTTCAAAATTTTAAACAGTATGGGATTCCCAAGGCACAGTTAGTAATTGCGGATATACCGTACAACCTTGGAGCAAATGCTTACGGATCTAATCCAATGTGGTATGTAGATGGCGATAATAAAAAAGGTGAAAGCAAATTTGCAGGTAAAGCTTTTTTCAATACAGATCATAATTTTAACATTGCAGAATACTTTCATTTTTGTAATCGCTTATTAAAAAAAGAGCCTAAAGAAAAAGGGAAAGCTCCGTGCATGATAGTTTTTTGCTCATTTGAACAAATGCCGATGGTAATTCAGTATGCAGAAAAACATGGGTTTAAAAAACACATTCCTTTAATTTTCATCAAAAACTTTTCAGCACAGGTATTAAAAGCAAATATGCGTGTTGTTGGTGCTACTGAATACGCTTTGGTGTTATACAGGGAAAAACTACCGAAATTTAATAATAATGGAAAAATGATTTTTAATTGGTTTAACTGGGTAAAGGATACAAAAACATATCCTAAAATACATCCGACACAAAAGCCAGTTAATTTGTTGAAGCAGTTAATAACAATCTTTACAGACCCAAGTGACGTGGTTATAGATCCAGTAGCAGGGAGTGGGACAACATTAAGAGCGGCTATGGAATTAGGTAGAAACAGTTATGGATTTGAGTTATCTAAGGAGTTTTACAATAAAGCTAAAACCGAAATGCTCAAGCCGCAGAAATTTGAACAATTAGTTTGTTTTTAGTTAAAACGGCCGCGCATACTAACTATATACAAGCATAAAGGGAAGTATACCCCTGCGGAGGTGATTAGCCCGTAGGGGGGCGGCCTTTTAAATATAAGGAGTTGGAAATAGTGAAACCAATAAATATAAAAATTATGATGGCGTTAATCGAAAAAGAACCAGGCGATCAGTATGTACCGGTATTGAAACCAGTACTTATGCAGATACTGACGGAACTCAAACATCTGCGTCGGAAAAATAGTCAGCTCGGCGGTAAAAATGCCCGGTTAAGGCGAGAGAAGAAAGCTCTAGAAATTATGTTATCGGCGGTAGTAATAAATGACGACGTGGAATGAACTGCCGGCACACCTTGTAAGTAAAATTCGTTCTGATAGCGTAACGGCGCCGGCGAATTTACCTGGGGCTGTACCTGTGCTGAAATATGGTAATGCAATAACTGAGGTTGACGGGATTCGCTTTGATAGTAGGAAAGAAGCAAAATACTATGAGGACTTACTTTGGCAGCAGCGTACCGGTGCAGTAAAAAGCATTGAATTACAGCCTGAATTTGTTTTACAGCCTGGTTATGAGGTTGCAGGTAAAAAGATAAGGCCGATTATTTATCGAGCTGATTTCAAGGTAACAGAAGCTAATGGGCATATATATTACGTCGACACGAAAGGGATGCGGACGCAGGTGTATCTGATCAAAAAGAAGATGCTGCTATATCGTTACCCTGATATTGATTTTAGAGAAGTTTAAGGTGGTGGAGTAGTGGAGAAAATTAGAAGTCTTGTAGGCATGGTATCAAAAAAGAAGTTTTTTTCGGCCTGCAAATGTTATGAAAATAATAAATATGGTGTTGATTATGTCAAACCACAACTTTGCATAGATGAAGAAAGTCATCTCATATTTTGTGACCGATGCGGTGCAGTTATAGATCCGTTTGCAGCAATGCTCATGGTCGCAATTTTTGAAAAACGGCAAAACCGTGAATGGGGTAGATACATGGAAAGTGCTAGACGGTTTTGGAAAATAGCCCACAGCTATAAACCATACAGAGTAGCACTTAAAGAAATGGAAAAGAATATGGGTCGGGGTAATAATGCTATGTTGCCCTGCTGCCCAAAATGTGACAGAGCATTTGATCCTGCAGATATCAAAGCGTATGTTAATAAAAAATATGTCTGCGACTAAGGCGGTGGAGTAGATGAAAGCGTATTGCTGTAAGGAGCGTGACGGTGATGAATACGCCGTTATTGTATACGGAAAACAAGAGGTCAAGCAAAACGAGAAGGGGCTAGCGAATTGGATATTGATTTTTTAGATGCCAACGTTAGCCGATTACCGTGGGCGGACGAATACGGCAGTATCAATAATCTTCCGTTAAAGGTCTACTTTGAAAACGGGTGGTTTTGTGAGTGCTGCAAGTGCGGAAGGCGTATCGACGTTGATAGTGAGTACCCGGAAGGTACTTTGGGAAAGTTTGACTATTTGTGTGACGAATGTAGAAAGGCGGTGGAGTAGATGAAAAAAACTGAAATAAAGTACGTAGGTTGGTGCCATGAGTGCAAATGCCTAGGAAGTTTTATTTGTGGTAACTGTAAGCCTAATGAGAAATACAGTTTTGCTAGACCTTCTGAATTTATGCCTAAGGACAAAAAACGTTGGGTAAGAATGGAGGAATAAAAAATGAAATACTTAGACTATTGTTATTTATGCATTAATAACAGAAAGGACAGTGAGTTGAGCGAAACCCCAGAATGTAGCAACTGTATTCAGCTTACTGTTATGTCTATGCCAACTAAGTTTAAATCGCGTAGGATTACTTGGGCTGACAGAACGGAGCAAAAAAAATATGATAGCAATTAAAGAAATGGATATGCCTGAGAATTGCTTAAAGTGTCCTTTTATAGATGAAAGTGGGCAGTATTGTCAAGTTGATGGCAAAGCATTAGTGCCTAATATTCTTTGTATAGATATCGAGGGCGTACGAGAGAATTTTAAGGTTTTAGAAAGCGGTAGACATACATATTGCCCATTAATTGAGATCAAGGAGTGTAAAGAACAATGAATATCATGGATGTTATTTATTTACTAATGAATTGTGTCGTTACAGCATCTATTACTGTGACTATAGCGTCAGCTCTTTGGTCTATATTGGTACTTCTGACTGACAGCAGTGACAGACATAGCCGCTTATATGTCATTACTTACACTACAGGGGCTATAACACTTATATTATTTGGAATAAAATTTCTCGTAGGATGGTTGAAATGACCAATCATAAAATATGTGTTTACAGACAAGGCGGCATAAAAAATGTATGAAATAGGACCGAATTTATCAATGGTATTAATGGCTATATTGACCGTAGTTTTTATAGCTGTTTTTGGATATTTTGACACAAGAAGGTGAAGAAAAATGCGTGAAATATTATTTAGAGGTAAAGACAGTATCACTAAAAGTTGGGTATATGGGGCACTTGTACAACAACAGGACGACCCTTTAAAAGAAAAAGCGTTTATTATTAGTTATTCAAATTATCAGTTTGGTGATTTTTCAGAAGCGGTTATGCATGAAGTTGACCCTGAAACTGTTGGTCAGTGTACTGGGTTTGGTGATAAGAACGGCAACAAGATATTTGAAGGCGATATCGTCTGTATGGACGATTGGATACCACCATGTATGCAGGTAGCTTATGCACAGGGAGCTTTCTACTTAGCGGAAATTGAAAAACCAGTTAAATATTATGGTGACATTTATTATTTAAACCATGGTGGGAAACCTTATGCAAAAGTTATCGGCAATATCTATGATGATTTGAGCTACTAAAGGAGCGGTGAATAATATGGAATTGATAGATAAAGATGCTTTAGTGGAATATTTAGAGAGAATGGGAAATGAAATATATCCAGGCAATGATGAATATTTTCTAGGACAGAAAACAGGTTTAATGAAAGTCGTTGGTGTTGTAATAACCTTTCCTGCAGTAGAGGAACGTGAGCAAGGATGTTGGAAAAATGGCTGCTGTACCGTATGTGGTGAATCTGCTGCAACCGATAGCCACTTTGACTTTATACCCGAGGAAGAGCAGAAATATTGCTGGAATTGCGGGGCTATTATGGACGGTGAAACCGAATGAACATACTAAAGATAGAAAGAGCAATAGCTTTATTAAAACCAATCGTTTGGAAAATGCCTGTGAATAAGAAAAGAGAGGCTTATATAACTTTATTGACAGCTGCTCAAAAGCAACTACCACAAGAAGTAAATTTGGTAGTCGAAGAGCATTTTATACCAAACTGTCCTTTCCCACAACAAATACCTAAAGGCTGGGCATGTCCTGTATGCGGACGTGAGGTAGATGATGATGCTCACTACTGCAAATACTGCGGTCAAGCTATATGTGATGATTAAGGAGTGAAGACATGAATTATCCTGATCTAATAAAATGGATATTTGAATTTGTATATGAACATTGGATATTAACGTTTTTGTTTATATTAGTTTTAAGAAGGTTTAGTATTTTTACAATAAATCTATCAGATAAGAAGAGCGATACAAATGTTATTAACAATAGAGAGCAAGTTTAATATAGGGGATAATGTGCATGTGCCTAAGGGAGAATGTAAAGTACTTGGTGTCAAACTAGATTCTAAAGGTATCTTATATTTGCTTGAAAGTGCAGACGGTACGAGAGAATGGGTGCAAGAATATTGGGTTGTTGAGGGCGAACAAGAACATAAACACGAAGAGTTTAAGGAGGCTATTTTGAACCAACTCGTAGAAGACAGCATAAATCCTTTTGGAGCATTATTTAGGCGATTAAAAAAGAAAAGCTAGAAGGAGACTGATATGCTAATAGAACAGTATATTAAGCATGTAGAGCGGTACTTTTGGGATCGTAAGCAAATACAAAAAGTTGTTGATGAAGAAAAAGAGCAACGTACTGCAAGGAAAGGGCATACGGGCGGTGGGGGTCATGCTTTTATTAGTAATCCAACAGAAACAGCAGCATTAAAAAACATTGAGCCAGTACATATGATATCGTTTGGATATGGACCATATCAGTCGATAATAATGAACCCGGAGCTATGGCTTGAAGTTGTCGCAGAAACCTATAAGATACATGAGAATCAGCTTACTGGTAAAGTTATGTATCAAAAATATGAAAAAAGGAAGCCGATGAAAATAATTGCAGAATTAACCGGCGTAAATAGAGATACCTGTTATGAATTTCGTAAGGAGTTTCTCCGAGATGCTGTTGGTTTGGCATTGAAAAAAGGTTTGATAAAATAAAAAAGTTTCCGACATATTACCTGTTTTGATGAGTTAAAATAGTATTGTAAGTAAGTGGGCTTACAACAAAGCCTGTGTAGCTCAGACCACGGGTACGGCATAGATGGGGAACACCTATCCACGCTTAAAGGTGCGTGTGTTGTTTGGGTAATCCGGCAACTGCTCGACCCTGCCGTTGGGGTGATACAGCGGCATATTTAATCTACATAAATAATTTAGCCTTAAAAAGCCGATAAAACACGGTAATATATATCAGAATTTAGCATATAGAATAAGAGGTGTGATGATGAACGATATCTGTATGGCAACTCCAACTTGTGATAAAGAAAAAGGCTCGTTAGAAAAACAAATAGAAACCATTGAACGTCTTACTAGGACATTAAATTTAAGTATTGAGAATACGCAGATGTTTATATTTAGTGATCCTAATAGTGGTAGTGTTGTCTGTAAGGAAGAACATCTTGCTTCAAACAGCCTAGAGGGAAGGTTAGACGATCTTGCTTCTGAATTAGAAAAAATCGTATCAAAGAGCAATCTAATTAATGACATTTTAAGAGACAAGTTAGGAACAATGACTCTCTAATAACTTAATACACAGCACTTAACTTCGGTTAGGTGCTTTTTTATTTGCAAAGGTGGTGATAACAGATGGCTGCATTAAAAGATCCAAGACAGGAGAAATTTTGTCAGCTTATGGCTGCAGGTGGTAAAACACAGGAGCAGGCAGCCATAGAAGCAGGATATTCAGAGAGAAGCGCCAGGCAACAGGCAGCAAGACTGTTGACAAATGATAACATTTGCGACAGGATGAACGAACTTCGTGGAATCCAAGAAGAAGAGGTTGCAGATGAACTTCGCAGACTAAAAGACTTCTGGTTAGATGTTATGGAAGACGAAGAAGAGCGTATGAATGATAGGCTTAAAGCATCTGAGCTATATGGTAAATCGATAGCAGCATTTGTAGAGAAGCGCGAGGTTAGCGGTAAAGATGGTGAACCAATTACTTTTCGTTGGGCTGGTGATGATGGTTGAAAGTAATAACTATACCATACAAGCCAAGGCCTCTTTGGAAAGACATAATTCATCCTGCACTTGATAAATATCGCTTCGCCGTTATAGTAGCTCACAGACGTTATGGTAAGACTGTAGGAATGATAAATGAGCTGACTAAGAGTGCTATCAAAAATACGCTTATAAGCCCTCAGTTCGCATATGTAGCGCCGTTTAGGAATCAGGCTAAGATGATTGCATGGAACTATTTGAAGTATTACACAAGCGCGATTCCTGGCAGAAAGGTAAATGAAAGCGATCTGTTTATAGAACTGCCATCAAAGCATAAAAATGCTGTTGGGGCAAGGATATATATTATAGGTGCGGATAAGCCTGATGCGTTGCGCGGTACTTACTGGGACGGTGTTGTGCTTGACGAATATGCTCAAATAAAGCCTGAACTATGGGGCGAAGTAATACGGCCGGCGTTAGCTGACCGCAAGGGCTTCGCTTATTTTATCGGAACACCTAAAGGGCAGAATCAGTTCTATGAGATATACCAAAGAGCGCAACGCAGCGAAGACTGGTTTACCTGCCTTTATAGAGCTGATGAAAGCGGTGTGTTGGATGAAGCAGAGCTTAAGTCGATGATGGAAGATATGACGGATATAGAAATACGTCAGGAACTTTATTGTGATTTTACTGCATCGGCTAGTAATGTCGTCATCCCTATTGATTTAGTTACAGAGGCAGCACACAGATTGCTTCAAGAAAAAGACGTGCAGGGAGCTCCAGTTATTCTTGGCGTTGATATAGCCAGATATGGTGATGACAGATCTACTATTTTTAAGAGACAGGGACTATGGGTAGATGAACCTTTAGTTTACAAAGGTCTGGACACTATGGATATGGCGGCAAGAGTTATTGATGCGATAATAAGATATAAGGCCGATATGACTTTTATTGACGCCGGAGTCATGGGTGCTGGAGTTATAGATCGCATTAGGCAGTTGGGGTACAACAATATCAGTGAAGTCTACTTTCAGGGCAATGCACTGCATGAACAGCGTTTTGAAAATATACGTGCTGAGATGTATTTTAAGATGCTTGAATGGCTCAAGTCTGGCGGCGCTATACCTGATATGCCGGAATTAAAAAGCGAACTTAGTATCGTAGAGTACAAGTTTAGTAAACGTGGCAAAATCATCTTACAGCCTAAAGAAGAAATTAAGGAAAAGATTGGTAAAAGCCCCGATCTTGCAGATGGTCTTGCTCTGACTTTTGCAAGGCCTGTTTATCCAAGGTTAAAACCGGGTGATCCTGGGTATGGCCGGAAGATGATGTGTAATACAGAATATTCGATATTTTAAGGAGTGATAGCAATGGGAATTTTCAAGAAAGTATTTGGTGGTGGGAGTATTAGAATGCCTGAGGTTGTTGAAACGCCTCCGGCTCCTACGACAGTGACCAGTACGGAGACTGGAACAGAAACAGATCCGGCAAAGAAAAATAAAAGGCGCGGGTTTGCTTCCACTCAAGTGTCTACTGATCGTAATACTATTGCAGGCAGCAGTTCTGGAAGAAAAACTTTAGGTTAGGAGTTTGAAAATGGCTAAAGCTAAAGTAAAGCAGAAAGAAATTGAAACAATTGCGGCACGAGCGCCTGCGGAAACGCACCCGTCAGACGGACCATCTTTAAAAAGCCACTGGCCAGAAAAAAGAAAATTAGTTAGAAAGATGCGAGATCTTTATGAAAAACGGCTTGATTATGAAATCCGTTGGAAAGAGATTAGAGATTATCAGCTGCCGTTTATAGGTGAATTTGATAATACGGCTGACAAAACTAATCCTGCCCGCAGACGTGATTTGGAAATAGCCCAGGGTGTTGCATGGCTGGCTGCACAAATATTTGCTGCAGGCGTAATGAGTGGTTTAACTCCGCCTAGTCGCCAGTGGTTCAAATTAGGCTTTAGCAATAGCGCTATGAGTGGCGATATTGAAGCTACAAGAGTACTGGACATAAGGCAGGAAATAGTAGCCGCAGTGCTTTCAAAAAGTAATTTTTATAACAGCATACATTCGGTATATCTTGAATTGCCATTTGGACAATGCCCAATGGCAATTTTTTATGACCCAAATACAGGTATTAGATGCGTTCCTATGACTATAGGGACTTATGCGCTTGGTGTAGATGGGTTTGGAAAAGTACAGACATTCGCACGCAAGTATGAAATGACATTATCACAGATTGTAGATTGCTTTGGCAGTGAAAGTTTGCCGCAACATCTGCAGCAACAGGTAGCCAATGGCACCGGACTTGATAAAAAACATACTGTAAATTGGCTTGTAGAACCAAATGACAAACGGCTTCCAGGATATATGGATAGGTTGAATATGCCTTATAGGTCAGTTTATTGGCTTGATAAGTCGCAGGATAATGAATTTCTATATGTAGGTGGATTCGAAGAATGGGCTATACCAGTCGCAAGGTATCTCGTCAATGGTCTTGAGCCGTATGCCAAAGGACCAGGGTGGTTTGCTGAAGGTGACAGTAAGTCTCTTCAAATGATGAAAAAAGACTTGCTGACAGCCATTGAACTTGGAGTTAAGCCGCCGATGAAAGGCCCAGCCTCGTTGTTGAACAATGGTGGTATCAATCTTATCCCTGGAGGAATGACCGCTGTAGACGATCAGATACAGCAGTTTGTTCAGCCGCTATTCCAGATCAATTTAGATATTGACCATGCTTCACAGGAGATCATTCGCACGGAGGATGCAATCAAAAGGCATTATAGTGCAGATTTGTTCTTGATGCTGGATAGCGTAGATAACGGGCAGATGACAGCACGCGAGGTTATGGAGCGCACACAGGAAAAATTACAACAACTTGGTCCTGTGGTGGAACGTCTGCAGGATGAGTTTCTAACGCCAATCATTGTAAGGATATATAACATCCTTGAAAGAGCAGGAGCTTTCCCTCCGATACCGCCTGAAATTCAGGACCGCATAAGTAATGAGGATATCAAAATTGAGTATATTTCTCCGCTGGCACAGGCACAGAAAATGAGTGGGCTTGTTAATATTGAGCAGGCTCTTGCTACTACGCTGCAGATGGCGCAGGCTTGGCCAGAGGTGCTAAAAAAAGTTGATCCTATTGGAACTTTGTCCAAATATTTTGAAATGCTTGGCGCTCCTGCCGCTATGCAACGTAGTGATGATGACGTTAAAAAGCTCATTGAGCAGGAGCAGCAGGCGTTACAAGAGCAGCAGCAGGCACAGGAAGCAATGGCTCTTATGCAGGCAGCAGCACCGGCAGCGCAGGCTGCAAAAAACATGACTGAGGCTGCAAATGACGGAAATCCGGCAATGGCAGCTTGGCTTGGTATGGGAGGTGGTGCAGGTGGTGTATAAGTCGATTACAGACCAAAACAGCAGACAAGCAAAATTGCAGGAGTTTTTCTATAGAGAACTTCAAAAACGCGATCAAGATGCGCTGCTGACCATCTTAAATAGCGAAAGCGGACGCTGGTTTTTAATGCGGTTGCTGGACAAAACAAAAGTTAATGCGGATAACTTCACTGGTAATTCGCAGACCTTTTATAACGAGGGCATGCGAAAAGTTGGTTTATTGATTCTAAACGATATTCAAAATCTTGGTATCACTGGAGTAAAGCTCAAACAAAAAGCTGAGCTTGAATATATAAATACTCAAATCAAGGCACAGAAAATAGTTGCCGAACAATTGGAAGGAGACGATGAATAATGGAAAATGAAACCAACACAAGTGCCAACGATAACACGCAGGGCACAGAAACAGTTGAGCAGCAAGAGGACACACAGCATGAAACCCAATCTCAGGATACCCTTCTTGGGGGTAAAGCAGAAACCCAATCTCAGGAAAACGCTGAACAGATCGCTTATGACTTTAAAGAAACTGTTTCCGCTATGGGGGACTTTGAGTTCAGCCAGGAAGAAAGCGATAAGTTTGTAGAGGTTATTAAGGATATGGGGCTTAACAACGAGCAGGCGAACGCTATCGTTAAGTATGGCGGTGAGTGGGGGAAGGGTATTGCAGAAGCTGCTATGACCGCTGTTATCGAACAGCGAAATGCAGAAATCCAAAACTGGGGCGAGACGGCAAAAAAAGAGCTCGGAACAGAGTTTGATAGTACAATCAATCTTTGCGGTCTTGCGGTGGAACATGTAGAGAAAGCTGTTCCGGGTATCAGACAGGCATTAAACGAAACAGGCGCAGGTAACAGAATTGAAGTTATCCGCGCTTTTTCTATGCTCGGAAGGCTGTTGGAAAGCGATCCTGGCAAAGGTGTTGGTGCTCCTGTTGCACAGAGGAATAGTCTTGAAAAATTCTATGACAAAACAGATTTTACTAAATTAAAATAAGAGAGGATGAATGAATAATGGCAGTTTTAAATCAACTAGCTTATACTTTGGCTGACTGGAGAGGTAGACTTGATCCATCTGGGAATGTAGATGATATCATTGAAGTCTTATCTCAATCCAATCCAATTTTAGAAGAAATGACCTTTATGGAAGGAAATCTTCCTACTGGCATCGTGACTACTCAGCGTACAAAAGTTCCTGAACCTTCTATCCGCCGTATCAATACCGGTGTTCCTTATAAAAAGAGTGGGGTAAAGCAAATCAACGATACGACTACTTTATACGAAAACCGTAATAAGATGGACGTAGAGCTTTTGCGTTTGCAGAATGACCCTGCTGCTTTTCGCTACAGTGAAGATTTAGCATTTGTAGCTGGCTTTGGCGACCGTATTGCTAAAGATGTTATTTATGGCGGACTTAGCGAGGTTCCGGATGAATTTAACGGATTCGATATCAGACATCGTTATTTTGGCAATGGTGATGATCCGACAGCTGAGGGTTATACCACTCTTAATGCTGGCGGTGGTTCTAAGAATACCTCTATTTACTTCGTAAACTGGGGTGAGCGTACCTGTTCTGGTGTGTTTCCTAAAAATGGCAGCGCTGGTTTGAAAAAAGAAGATCTGGGACAACAAACTACCATGGCAGATGATGGAACTGAATTTGAAGCAATGATTACGAAATGGACATGGAATGTAGGGCTGACTATTCGCGATTACAGAGCTGTCGGAGCTATTCGTAATATTGATGCAGCACAGTTTGCATCTGCAACTTCTGCTCAAAAACAGAAGATTATTGAGAATGTTATTCGGGTCCATGACCGACTGAGAAACCCTGACAGTGTTATGATGTACTGCTCTCGCAGCATGTATACGCTGTTCAAGTTGTGCTTGATCGATAAAAATAATGTCCATGTTGAGATGGAAACGCTGGCTAATGGCATTAAAGTATTAAATGTAGATGGCATGCGTGTGCGTAAACTTGACTGCATTCGTGAAGACGAAGCTAAAATTGAAGCATAAGGAGTGAAGAATAATGAGATTAGACAAGGAAAATATTTTCTTTGAGAAACCTGCTGCAGAATTAGTTGATGGTGTTCTCGGTGATGTTATCGCTATGGGTGGCGGTGACAGCATTAATCCGATGTGGCTTTATGTAGGACCGAAGCTTGAAAGCGGCAGCGTTGCTTTGACATTGGAGACTGCTGATGATGAGGAGTTCAGCGAGGCTGTAGCACTGGGAAGTTTTACACTTGACGAAAAGGCACCTGTGAGAGCTAAGGTTCCTTTGGGAGTAAAAAAATATCTGCGCATTAAGGCCAGTGAATCCAGTACTCCTACTAATGCAACGGCTGCTAAAATTGTTGCAGCTCTTGCTGTGGATGTTGATTTTAAATGATTTTATATAGTAACGGCAAGACGGTTATACCTGGCAGAAGGCTTGAAGATATGTCAGCCAATGAATTGAGAGTTAAGCTCTATAATGCTGATATTAAATATCCGGTAAATGCCAGCAAACAAGATTTAATCAGGCTTATTAGAGAAAATATTAAATAACACCTATATAGTCATGTGACGGCTATGTACAAGCACTTAGGGACGTCTTAAAGGCGTCCCTATTTTAATAAAGAGGAAAATAACATGGAGGTGTTTCCGTGATGAATAATACAGATATTTGTAATATGGCCTTGGCTTATTTAGCCAAAGGCCGCATTTCTTCTATTGATGAGAATAACGAACTTGCAAGGCAGTGTAAGTTGTTTTATGACCATAGCAGAAAAGGACTATTGCGAGAATACAGTTGGGGATTTGCTAAGAGGATTATCAGGCTTGCAGAACTGGATGCTTTAAATCCTGATTGGAAGTATGTGTATGCATATCCAGAGAAATGTGTATGTGCAAGGCGCATATTTAATGAAAAAGAAAATGTAAGCAGTTTAGAGAGGGACAAGTATGATTTGTTCTTGGTTAGCGACAATACGCAGGCTATCGGCTGCAACGTATATCAGGCATATTTAGAGTATACTTATGATGCTGAGAATGCAGAACTTTTTAGCTCGGACTTTACAGAGGCGCTGGCAAGAATGCTGGCCTTTAATATTTGCTTGCAGTTAAATGGTAATGGAACTATCCAACAAACACAGTATCAGCTGGCACAGGCTGCATTAAGCAGAGCAAAATATACCACAGCAGCTGAACGTCAGGATAAGCTGGATTACCCTGACAATTATTTTGCTGCGAGGATGTGATATTATGGCTAGAGGAAGCGGACCAAATCCTTTTTATGTACTGCAACCTGCATTTACTGCAGGTGAGATATCTAATGCTGTTGCTAATCGTGTCGATTTGGATAAATATCAATATGCTCTTTTGACTGCTGAAAATTGTTATATTCGTCCTTATGGACCTGCATATCGTCGTAGTGGTACGGTTTACTGCATTGCTACCAAATATGCTGATAAAAGGTGTATTCTGGCTGGATTTAATTTTACCGATGATATTAATTATCTGCTTGAAATAGGCGATCAGTATATTCGGATCCACAGAAATGGGAATTATTTAGGGATAGAAATAGTAACGCCTTTTACAGAAGCTGATTTGGAAAAATTGAGATTTGCTCAGTCAGCAGATGTTATATATATCACAAGTGGGAATTATCCAGTAAAACAACTGGCTAGATATAGCGAAGATGATTGGAAGTTTGGCGATTTTGAAATTACTCATGCTTATTTTGAAGATGAGGTAACTATGGATTTGGTTGAGAGTGCTGTTTACACGGCGCCTGGCAATTATACGTATACAGTCCCGAAAGATGGCCGTTATACAATAGAAGTAGCTGGTGGCGGCGGTGGCGGCAGTGGTGTAGCCAGAAAAGCAAGTGATAAGCAAAGTTCAGGTGGCACAGGTGGTCGTGGTGGTTTTTACAGTTTTGAGATGGATTTGACCGAAGGTGATAGTTTCCCTGTAACTGTGGGAGCTGGTGGCAAAGGTGGTGCTGTGCATTATGGAGCTGGTTACGGTAATGCTGGTGGCAACGGCGGAAGCAGCAGCGCTTTTGGTTGGGTAGCTCAAGGTGGTGGTGGAGCTACTGCAGCTTATTCGGAAGAACATGGTGCAAAGAACGGAAGCGACGGAACCAACTATGGTAATGGTGGCATTGGTGGTAAGAAAGGTGTTGCTTATGATGAAAATAACCTTTCAGGAACAGATGGCTCTAACGGCTGGGTTACTATAGCGTTTCAGGATAATCCAAAGGTTACGCCGTCCAGCACAACAGGTACTGTAACCATTACAAGCAATAGACCGATTTTCAACGAAGGGCTGATTGATGGTAACATCAGGCTGACGCACGAGGTAGAATCTTTTTCAGTAGAATTGAATTTGAAGGACAATGCTACTGGAACTACTGGCGCTGTTGTAGTGGGAGAAAGTTGGAAAGTTATTTCTGGCGGTTCCTGGACCGGAAGTTTCCAAATACAAAAAAGTGAAGATGGTACTACATGGAAAGAATACCGTAAATATTCAAGCACAAACAATTTTAATCCTACTGAAAGCGGGACAGTAACAGACACTACCTATTTGAGAATAGAGGCGTCTATAACGAGCGGTGATTTGACTGTAACACTAACCGCTCTTCCTTATACTAAAGATGGTACAGCAAAAATAATTAGCTATATCGATGAATATAATATTAAGGCAATGGTAAATGAGCCGTTTGGGTCTACCGAAAGTACAACTACTTATGCTTTCGGAGCATGGGACAGCAATTTCGGCTATCCAAAAACAGTATGCTTTTTTCAAGACAGACTTTGTTTTGGTGGAAATAACAAAAGACCTTATATGGTTTGGATGTCAAAAAGCGGGGATTATCCTAATTTTGGCGTGGAGAAGGTTAGTGGGACGATAACGGACGACAGTGCTATTGCTGCATCATTTATCAGCAGAAAACAGTTTGATATTTTACATTTGATCCCATCTGTTGACCTTCTTGTCTTAACACAAGGGAACGAATGGATCGTTTCTGGAAGTGAGGTTGTAACACCAACAAATATCACACCCAAAATGCAAACTACGAGAGGCTGCAGTAATTGCGAGCCACTTACAATCGGCAATAGGATTGTATTTGTACAGGGACGTGGTTCGACAGTTCGTGATATGGGCTACAGCTTTGAAACAGACAGTTATGGTGGCATGGAATTAACAATACTGGCAGGGCAAATTATAAAGGGGCTTTCTATTATCGATTCAGCTTATAAGCAGGAGCCGGACAGTATAATTTATTTCGTGCGTAGTGATGGCACGATCGCTTGCCTGTCTTATATAAGAGAGCAGGAAGTATACGCATGGTCCAGGATCATTACTGATGGCGAATTTGAAGCTGTCGTGAATATTCCAGAAGGGGACGAAGATAGTATCTACGCTGTTGTAAAACGTGTGGTAAATGGAGAGACGGTTCGCTATATTGAACGCTTTGATAATAATTATGATGGTGACAGTCCGAATGATTATGTAATGCTGGACTGTGCTAAAAAATACGATATGGAGGAAGCAACAGATACTTTAACAGGACTTGGTCATCTTGCCGGTAATACAATTTCTGTGTTAGGAGATGGACGTGTATTGAGAAATTATACGGTGCAGGATGATGGCACTGTTAAATTGCCGATACAAATTAAACGTGCAGTTGCAGGATTACCATATACTATGAATATCGAGCTTCCAAACATTGAAGTCCAGTTACAGGACGGAACTATGCAGGGAAGATTTAAACAGGTCTCAGAAGCGATTTTACGAGTTGAGAATACTCTTGGCGGTGAAGTTGGCACCGAATTTGGGAATCAGGATGCTATCGCCTATGATGAATTTAGTATGACTGAAAATATGAAATTGTATAGTGGAGATAAAAAGGCTACTCCACCTACAGGAGGGTTTGATCGAGACGGAAGGCTGTGCATTACAAGCAGTGAGCCGTACCCATTTAATTTACTAAGCGTAACAAGGCAGGTGACATTTGGTGGCTAAAAAATATAAGGTTGAAGTAGCGGATGTCGATAATGCAATAGAGATTGCTGCAGCGTTGCTGAAAGATTTGCGGGACAGCGACAGGCAGGAATTAGAAGCATACGATGAAGATGCAGTAACGCTGATTGCCAGTAGTATTGAAAATGCAGAACATTGTTATATTTACAGGGATATGAAAGATAATATTCTTTGTATTGTAGGGTTAGCTGCTATTCCCAGTGTTCCGGGAAAAGAAATTTGGATGTTGGGGACAAAAAGGATAAGCTGTTTCAAAAAAGAGCTGCTTATTTGCGCTGCAAGGCTTCTAATCAAGAAATGGGTGCAAGAATATGGACGGCTTTATAATTATGTTTATAGTGGCAATTCTGCTTCGATACGGTGGCTTGCTAGACTTGGGGCAATGTTCCTGGCACCGATAAAAATAAAAAAGAACGGAAAAGAGTTTCTTCCGTTCGTAATTGAGGAGGGGAGTATATAATGTGTATAGACCCAATGACATTAGGTATAGGGCTTACAGCATTACAGGGTGTATCTGCCATCTCGTCTACAAATCAGCAGGCTAAGGCACAGCAGGCATATTATGATGCGCAGGCACAGGCTGCAGAACAAAATGCTGATATTCAGGCAAAGCGTGGTGAACAGATAGCAGAGCAATATGCTTATGAACAACAAAAGCTCAATGATAGACGCCGTATTGCGGCAGGTCAGCAGGCGGCCGCATTTGGTGCTGCCGGTATCAGCGGTGATATGGGTACAGCTCTTGACCTTAGTGATTCGAGTTTTAGAGCATATAGAAAAGACAGTAATCAGCTTTTAGGTAATCAGCGTAACGACCAGTGGAGCAATTATCTTGGTGTAGTGAATTATAAAAATCAGGCTAATGCGGCAAGAGCTTCTGCTTACAATGTTAAACAGCAGGCTAAGCAACAGAATATGGGTACTATTCTTGGAACGGCTGCGAACATTTTCAGCGTATATAACAATTTTGGCGGGAGCGGGAAAACTGGCGGAGCAGCCCAATCTTATGGCAGAGGTGGTAATGGTTATGGTTGGGGTAACAGCGGTAATCTGACCTTTGGAAATTATAATCCCAAAAAATATGGGCTATACTATGGTAGTTTATTTTAACTTGCATTGATATGAAATGTATTATATAATAAACGAAAAGAGATAGTCAGTGGTCGCACGCTGGCTCTCCCTCATGATTGTAAAATGGGAAAAGAGATAGTTTAACGTGTGGTAGCGTTAGCTCATCTCGTAACAAGAATGTGATTGAAAGCGAGCCCGCGACCTTACGTTGGGCTTATTTTCTTGCTATTTTACAGACTGTATCGGTATTAATTCGGACTGTATCGGGATTGAGTCAGACTGTGCTTGCATTAGTACGGAATGTATTATATAATAAATGAAAAGAGATAGCTTGATATTGGCATGTCAGCTCTCTCCTGAAAAGTATAGACTTGAAGAAAAGGCCGACTACACCATTAGTTGGTCTTTTGTCTTATGTAAGTAAAATTACTTGCGATTAGACAAAATGATAGCAACGAGTGTACCAAAGGTTACCATCAAAGATAAGGCTTCGTATACAGTCATGCTATCACCTCCCTTGACAGGGAGAGAATCCGACTATCAAACTATCTCGGACAACATTATAACACACCTTTAAGCGCTTAACAATTTGTTAAAGCGCTTTTTCTATGCCCGAAAAGGAGGTATAAACAGAATGAAATTTAGTCAATATGCAGAGCAAGTAAATCCAAATACAATACAGGGGCAAGTACAAAGACCAGGCGATTTAAACAGCTACGGCGGTAATGGCGCTGGGTATGAGGCTATTGGTAGAGGATTGGGGGCTGCAAATGAAGCAGTCTTTAAACAAATGCAGAATGATGATATAGCAGCTGTTTTAGATGCATCTAATGCAATGAATATGGAATTGATAAATTTCTTTAATGGAGAGGATGGTATTCTTGGACGGCAGGGCGTAAATGCAGAAGGAAGCCTTAAAGAATCAGAAGATTTTATAAACAAAACTTTCGATAAGTATGCTTCTACCTTAGGTAACGAAAGACGTGCACAAATGCTTAGACAAAAATTCAATCCTAATGCCTTTAATTATCTTCGGTCGGCGGCATCTCACGAAAGAAAACAGAGACAAATAGCAGATGATAACAGGTTTAACACGGCTGCTAACAATAACATTAGCAATATGCTTATAAATTATAATGATTTAGATGCTATGAATGAAATCATAAAAGATACCAGTACTTTAGTGCAAATTCGTGGTGAACAAAAGGGTTGGGACGATGAAACTATAATGCGAGCAAAAATTGCTGCGGTTACTGATGGATTAAAAGTAGCAATAGGCGATGCAATGAGTAAAGAAGATTATAACAGTGCGGATACTTTACTTAGGACTTATAAGGATATAATAGATCCTAATGTATATACTACACTGACTAATAGTCTTGCAAAAATTAGGCTCGAAAATGTTTATTACCAAACTGCATATAATATAGTCGATAAGTGTATTGGAGCTGACGGATATGTGGATGAAGCAAAACTCAGCCAGATGATTGATCAGGACTTTGGACCTGAAAATGATATTTTAGAGGGAATTGTTCCGTATTCTATACCAATCAGCACTGGAGATAATCCTGATTTGAAGAATCTTAATCCGGAATTAAAAGATTCCTTGGATTTGATTGGTGGAATTTTAAATCAAATGGGGTTTGGAAATGTTGCAGAGATTACTAGTGGATATAGAGATAAGGAGAGAAATACTAGGGCTGGAGGTGTTCCCAATAGTAATCATATTACTGGTAATGCTGTTGATATTTATTTAGGTAATATCAATGCAGCTCAAAAGGAACGGTTAAAAAAAGTATTTGAACCGTATTTTGGCGAAGTTATTTATCATAATGCCGGTAGCGGAGATCATTTGCATTTAGGTGAATATAAACAAAATCTTAGCCCTAATAGTGAGATCAGCAGTCCGTTTAATCCTCAGATGTATAAACAAGTTCGACAGTTAGCTAAAGCTAGAGCGTCTGATATAAATAATGCGAAAAAACAGGAAATTGCAAAATACAAGGAAAATTTGGCTTTGCAAATAAATACAGCTCCTACAGAAGCGGAAGCGGTAAGGCTTATCAATGATTCTAATTTGAGTAATAAAGAAAAAATATCGTTGATAAAAGCTCAACGTGAAGTTAGAAATCCTGCGAATTATATGACTACTGCGGATAAAACAATGTGGGAATATGTAAACAGTGGTAATTATAATAAAGATTTAGCGTTAATGGAAGAATATAATAACCGTGCTATGGATAGTGCTGATGAAATAACTCCTGCTCAGCAACAGAAATATGATAAAGCAGCTCGGCATTTGAATGACTATTATGCTTGGGCGAATCCTAATTATCATACCAGAGATTATAAACAGGACTATAGCAATAACCAAGAGTATAAACAAATGCTTTCAGATATTGAATATATGGCGGAAAGAGGTGCTTCTAAAAATGAAATAACGGAATATGTGCAGGAAATAGCTAAAGAAAATGGCTTTGATGAACAATATATTCTTGACACTATTATGTGGGATAAATTAGGTAAAATTGAAGGCGGTGTAAAATAATGTCAACAGCAAGAGAAAAAATGCTGGCAAAGTTTGCAAATAAACCGGTTCTTGAAAATAAAGGGTTCTTTCAACGAGCTGCAGAACGTGTGGCTGAGAATTATTTAAATAGCCAGAGTGAAGTTGAACCGTCATTAGAAGAAAAAATGGAAGATGTAACTGCGGAAGAAAGAGGTAAATTTTTTGAGGGTGTGGGTGAACGATTGGGAGAAATAGCAAGTAATTTCTCTACAGGAGCGATACAAGGCGCACAAGAGGTCGGTAGGCAAGCTAACCGGCTTGCGGTATCTAATCCACTCGCATTGACTGGAACGCCGATGCAGGGCGGATATACAAATGCTCCAGCTCCGATGCAGACAGAAGAACAGGAGAAAGCAGGGGAGCTGTATAAGAAGGCTACAGGCAATTTTACAGAAGAAACTATAGCACCAGTTGCAATGGCTACAGCACTGTTAGCTCCAAGTAGTTTTGCCGCACCAGTTATTTCTCCTTTTGCTTTGTCTAGCTTAGAAACTAATGTAAAAAAAGAAGGCATTAAAGGCGTAGGTTCGACAGCCAAAGAATTTGTGCCAGGATATGGGTTATATCAATTTTTCTCTCAAAAAGATATTGGGAAGTATGCAAAAGAACAACCGTCAGCATTTATAGTCGACGCATTTGGAAGTGCAATTTCTGATATATTATCCTTAAAAGCTGGAAAACATGCAGTAAAGGAGAACACTTTCAACTACAGAACAGCAATGTCATCTTTGTTAGGCGAAACAGAAAAAAGAGCGGCATATGCTGCATCAAAAATTTTGCATAATATATATGATAATAGCAAAGAGAATCTACCTGAATTTAAAATGCAGGAGGTTAGTGTAGAACCGTTAAGAGATACACGTAAAGTTCAAGGTATGTTGAGCGAAAATCAAAGTCTGCCAGAGGTAAAATTGGCTATTGATGAACAAAACTTTGCTAAAAATGTTGATGCTATTGTTCAAAATACTTATGAGGGCGATGGTGCCGTTCCGGTCATGTCTACGCCTCTCGCTTTGGAGTTGGCTGGTGCTGAAATATTACCTGTTGAAATAAGTCCTAAAAACCTAAAAAAAATCACCATAGGCAAGCATAATGTTGCTAATGGTGAAGGAATGACCCCGGATATTGTAAAACAAATACCTCGGGCTTTGACTGATCCTCTTATGATTTTTGAGGCAGAATATAGCGGCAAAAAAGGCGAAAATAGGATAATTGCAGTATTGGATTTAAAAGATCAGAATGGCACAACGATTGTAACACCATTTGAATTAAAGCAAAAAAATAATAAAAAGGGCTATGAAATCAATGAAATGCTTAGTGCTTTCGGAAAAGAGGATAAATTTACTAAGCAACAGGCCACTAAATGGTATGAAGATAATGTAAGTGCTGGCAGATTGCGGTATATAAATAAAGGAAAAACTGCCGAATGGCTCAAATCCGCAAGGGACGAATACCCAATGTTGGAAAGAGCAGTCGACAGTTCTCTTACCTTAAATATACCCACTGAAAAAGACTTTGTCAACTTAAAAAATAGAAAGACAGAACAATATTCTTTGGGAAATAAGTCAACTGGAGAAGAAGTTACTTTTGGTAGATCTGGACGAACTAGAAGCGGAGATGAAATTAAGCCGGTTACTAGAAAAGAGGTTGAAGCTGCTTTCAATGCAATCGTTCCAGTTCGTATTGGAGGCGTTGGTGAAAAATATGAAGGGTTGTTTAAAGTTGGGCCAGAAGTTGTCAGGAGCAGGACTTTTGCTGATTATGCCACATACTCACATGAAATAGGTCATTTTTTAGATAAAAAATTAGGAGTTAAGGGCAGTGATGCGGAACTTATAGCTGGAGCAGAAAAAGTATGGGGTGATAACAGTATATTTAGAGAATATACTAATGCCGAAAAACGTGCAGAGGGTATTGCTGAATTTACACGGCAAATATTTGCTGATCCGGAAATGGCAGAACGGAATTTCCCTAAGTATTATAAAAATTTTATTCAAGCATTAGGTAACCCGAATAATAAAGATTTGGCTAAAAAGTTTGACAGGCTTGCTGATGTAATGCATCGTTATTCTCTGCAAAGCGATCAAGCAAGGGCAAGAGCATCCATATCTTTTGAGGATGATTTAAACTTAAAAAATATGGCTCAAAAAGCAGAAGATGTTTTTGCAGAGGCATATAAATATGCAGTTGATGACAAAGACCCTATAAATAAATTTGTTGAAGCTGTTGTTGAAAAAACTGGGAAAGAGTTATCATATGAAGATAACCCTTATTTGCTCGCAAGAAGTGCTGCAAGCAGCTCAAAAGCAAGGGCTACAATGCTTTTAGATGATAAGGGCAGACCTGCAGATGTTATTGAGGCTTTAAATAAAGTCTACAATAATAAATTAAAGTATGCTGTTACATTGCAGGATATTTTAAAAGATGTGGATAGTGTGCGGTTTCCTAAGGATTACCTGCGCAGTAATGGTTATAAGGATAACAGGCAGGCATTTTCTACATATTTAGCTGCTAAACGGCAACTTGAATTACAAAATATTCATAAAGAATATAATGGACCTATGGAGAAGAATGTTGCAGTAAGTATTGTAGAAAATGCTCCGAAGGAATTTGCCGCTGCATCAGAGAAGGTTTATCAGCATTTTGATAATGTTTTATCTATATTGGAAGATGCTGATATTATAAGTGAAAAACAACATAAAATTTTATCTGATAAATACAAGAATTATGTTCCTATGTATAGAGATAGAACACTTGAGGATGCAAAAAATATTCCAGGTTACAAACCAAAGAATGGACTTGCCAATGTCGCAAATCCAATAAAAGATTTAGTTGAATATGGTGGAGAATGGAATGTCATTGACCCATTAGACAGTTTAATTGCCTATACACAGAAGTCTATAGATGCTGCCGAACGAAATAAAGTAGGACTGGCATTATCAAGACTAAAGGATGTAGAAGGGATTGGACGTTACTTAGAAGAAAGGCCAGATTTAGAAGGTAAAGGATCACCAGAGAATTTTGTGTTTACTGTATGGGAAAACGGCGAAAAGAAATCATATCAAACGGCACCAGAACTATATGATGCAATGGTTAATTTAAGTTTGCCAACATTTAATATTGTTGAAAAAGTATTTATGACACCAGCCGAAGTTATGCGTGCTGGTGCAACTGGAACACCGGCTTTTGGTATTTTTAACCTTGCCAGAGATACTTTGACTTCTGTTTTATATTCTAATAATACAACGATTCCTGTTATTGAACCAATTGGCAATACGATGTATGGACTTTGGGAAGCATTGCGAAGTAATTATCATAAAAAAAGCAGCCTGTATAGAGAGTTTGAAGCGGCTGGTGTACCGATGACGACACGTATTTCTACAGATAGAGCAAGCTTAAAATGGCAGAAGCTGCAAGAAACTCCTGGTATAAAGCAAGGCACAATGGTTTATAAAGCTTTTCAAAAGCTAAACCAATCTCTTGAAGAAGCTGCCAGATTAGGTGAATTTGCTGCAGGACGCAGAAAAGGAAAAAGTATTCAGGAAGTTGGATTGGAAGCGAAAGAAATAACTACAGACTTTAGCAGAGGCGGGAGTTTAGCGAGAAAATATAATAGATATGTTCCGTTCTTTAATGCGGCTATTCAGGGTACTGACAGGCTCATTAGAGAGGTTAAGGCTCACCCTGTGCGTTTAGGTGCCAGAGTAGGGACAGCAATAATATTACCTGCTTTATTTGAATGGTTGGCGTTTCATGATGAGGACTGGTATCAAGATGTTCCGCAGGATATTAGGGACAATTATTTTATTGCCAGAGTTGGTGATGAAATAGTAAAAACTCCATTACCGCAGGAAGTTGCATTTTTATCTGGCGGATTAAAAAGAGGACTTAGTAAACTACTTGATGATAATCCAGATGCAATGAATAAATGGGCTTCTAATACTCTTGATACAATGCTGCCTGATTATGTTCCTGCTTTTATGAAACCGTTTTTAGAATGGCAGTCATCTTATAATTTCTTTACAGAAAAGAATGTTGTACCTGTAAGTTTGCAGAATCTACCAGATAGAGAACAATATGATATTTATACAAGCATGACTGCAATAAAACTTGGTCAGGCACTGAATGTTTCTCCGAAGAAAATTGATAACTTGATTCAGAATGTAGGTGCTACTGGGGCAGTTACTTTAAATGCTATGATCGGCGATTATGCTTTGGGGCGTGAAAATGAGTTGCCTGCTAAATATATGAATGAACAGCCTGTGATTGGTCGTTTTGGGTATACGCCGGGTAAGCGAAGCCAGAATATAGAGGATTTTTACCAGCTTTATAATGATACCAGTAAAGAGTTTAACGCTTATGGTAAGTTAGGTAAAAATGCTAAAAACTGGAATAATTTAAAAAATGCAATGAAAAAAGTGCGTGCGCTTAATAAGAAGCGGAAGACAATACTTAATAATCCTAAGTTGTCTGCACAGGAAAAACGTACACAGATGGATAAGTATCAACAGGATATTATAAGGATTGCTACCATGGCAAATGAGAAGTATAGTTTAAAAGAATAAAAATAACCGCCCCAATTCTGGGGCGGTTTAAAAGTATTTGCTGCTGCAGTTACTAGTTAGTTTATTTTAATGTGGAAATGAAGAAAAGTGAGATGGTCTCATTAATAATAAATATATGAAAATTAATATCAAGGAGATGACTTTAACTAAGCGCATCGTTTCCTCTATTAAAGGGGAATTAATATTGCGAATTAAGTATTTTGAAAAGAGATGAAAGAAAAAAAATGTAGGTATTGATATAACTGCCATCGTTAATGCTAATTGATATATTAGTTCAATAATAAAAAGAGCATTAAACATATATCCAACTATTATTTTTGAAAAGGTACCATCAAAATTTTTATAAGGGAACAAAAATAATAAAAAAATAATCAAACTTGTGGAATAAAAGAACTTTGAATGTACAATTGATTTTATTTTGTTTGGTACTGAATCTGTGGGTAACCAAAATACAACTGCATATGCAATCATAATGAAAACAATTGTAAAGAATAAAACGATTATATTGCTTATAGTTGTGTAAATAAAATTAAAATATGTCATATATTGTCCTTCTTTAATATAATACGTATTCATGCATAGACGTCAATTTTTACAAATGATTTTAATTCGTGCATTTTTGATAAATTAATATATAGTATGAATTTTTAGCGTTTTGTAAAAGCAATCATTCGTAGCTTAATATTTCCACAATTATAACATGTTCATAATAAAAAATAAAACAGCCTACGGGCTGTTTTAAAGTTAAGGTTTATTAAGGTATTCCTCTATGAACTTATTCAAGTCATTATCTTGATTGTCCACTATTATATATAAATCATCAATAATAGAATGTTTTTTTGAATCTGTAATGAATTTAAACCGACCTGAAATATAAGCAAAAAGTCCGATTACTACTTCACTATCTCTGAAAAATTTGAAAAGCAAATAACCATTCTGTGAAATAGGGTCAATTTCAGCAAAATATGATTCATGTTCCAAAAAATCATAATCATTAAATTGAGGGAAAAAGTTCAAAATAAAATCATTCATGATTGGATGTGTTGAATTAAAATGTTTGTTTTTATCTAAGGAAACTGGATCTCCATTGTCATCCAAGACCATTATTTCTTCTTTTAAGTCTTCAGGTATCTTTTTTATGAATGGAACACTTTCAACTTTGGGGAAGATATCCCAGTGAACCAAAGAGTTCTGTGTATCGTATATCAATTTTTCTACTAATTTATAGACTTTAGAGTCAGACTTTGATTGAGTATCTAAAAGCAGATAATCTAAAGTTACATTAAATAATTCTACAAGCTTTTTTAATAATTCTGGATCGCTAGGAATACTTTTTCCAGTTTCGTAGTAACTAACAATTCTCGAGGATACTCCTAACTTTGTAGCCAAATCTTTTTGGGTCATACCCTTGGCTTCACGGAGTTTCTTTAAATTTTCACTGAAAGACATATTAATCACCACCTGACGCAATTATAACAATAATAATTATAATACACAATATTTTTCTCAAAGAACATAAAGACGTATATTGACATAACTAACGAATTACGTTAAAATTAAAGCGATGAAACGAGAAAGGAGGATTGAAAATGAGGCCAACAATTGATTTTAAAGATGATCTTGGAGCAGTACTTAGATACCACTGCACAAAAGTTGGAATTAGTATTGCTGGCTATGTCAAGGGGTTAGTATATGATGATTTGTTAAATAAGTATCCTAACTTGCTTGATGAAACAAAAAAAGAAACTACCATCAAATAGTTCTTGGCGGAACAATGGTAGTTTCACACTGAAAGAATGTTCAAGATAAACATCATTCTTTTAACAGTTTATCATATATTGAACATTCTTTCAAATTAAAATTGAAAGGATGTATTTTTATGAAAAACGAACTGAAGATTTTTGAAAACGAAGCTTTTGGTAAAGTTAGAATAATTGAAAAAAATAATGAGCCGTGGTTTGTAGGCAAAGATGTTGCTGATATTTTGGGGTATAAAAATGGCAGCCGTGATATTAACGTCCATGTTGATGAAGAAGATAGGCTAAAGTACCAAATCCGTACCGCAGGTCAAGCGAGAGAGCAGACACTTATTAACGAAAGCGGATTATACTCATTGATTCTATATAGTAAGCTACCTGCCGCAAAGAAATTCAAACGCTGGGTAACAAGCGAAATACTTCCTGCGATTCGCAAAACTGGATCGTATTCTGCAAATCAGGATATCAAAGCTAGAGAAGTAGAAGCCCGCTTAAATAACAGTAGGGCAAGAGTAGCATCAACTTTTCTTAAAGTAGCTCAGATGACAGATATTAGCGAGTACAAGCATATCTGCCAACAGAAAGCGGCAGAGGCCTTAAGTGGTGTACCATTATTGCCGATGCAGGCTATAAATGAAAACACTCTATCTGCAGATGAGGTTGGCAAAGAATTGGGTATTAGCGGTAATATGGTTGGCAGAATTGCTAACCAGCATAATTTAAAAACTGCGGAATATGGTAAATATTTTTATGACAAATCACGCCATTGTCAAAAACAGGTAGAATCGTTTAGATATTATAGGAAGGTAATTCCAGTAATACAAAGTATTATTGATAATAAAAAAGTAGGAGCGTAATATAAAATAAGAAACACCCGCCGCACCGTGGAAAGTATAGCGAGTGTTTCAAGCACCAGCCGAAGCTGATAACAATAGTATAGCAGTTTTCGGCTGGTATATCAAGGAGGATATACCATGAACGGAAATAGATCGTCGTGCCCTGACGATAAAGTAGAAGCTGTCGCCAGATTTATACACGTGGTAAAAAATATGAATCGAAATGAGTTTGAAGCAAAATATATAAATGAAAGCAGTGATCATAAAATGGAATGTTCGTCGAATGATGTAAAAGACTATCTTGAAGAATGGAATATTTATAATGATTGGTTAGATGATTTGCTTGATGGGTTGGATTGTTTATGTAATAACGCTGCCGTTTCAGAGCTTGCTAATGCAATAAGGCTTTACTCTAAAAAGCAAGGTCAAGTAGAACTCAAATTAGAGAGGCTAGGCATTCAAGAAGATAGTATTTTGAATATTTTATTTCAGATGGACGAGAAAAATAAAAAGTTTCCGACAAAACGCCTATAAAAATGATGATCCAGCAAGAAAATATTATACAGAAATCATAAAACTTTATAATAAGTGGTATAATCAAGAGAAAAACTATAGAATAGATAATAATTGTTAAAAAAATAAAGAGCGGATATCCGCTCTTTATTTTTGTGTTTTGTCGTTTTTTTTGTTGTTATCATTATTGTCATTATTAATTGTTTTTTGGGATGGTTTGTTCTCTGTTGAAAGTATATTTTTTTTACCTTCTAATAATCCACATGTTTCAGTCCACACATATACCACCTCCATGTATTCATTATATTATAAATTGGTAAATTCAATTATCTTTACTATTATAGTACTAGAACTATAATAGTTTGTCAATTTTAGTTTAGTTATTTAATCTTATTTCAAAGAAGAAAGAAAAATAAAAAGTTTCCGACAAAACGCCTATAAAACGGAGTTAAAATATTAATGTAAGGTTATTGGGTTTGATAGCGGAGGCGGTTATATTTTTGGCGACACTTGGCGACATATTGACATGATAAAATAGTATCATAAGTTAGTTAGAATTTAATAGAAAGCGCTTACTTCGGTAGGCGCTTTTTTATTTGGAAGGAGGGAAAACTTTGATAGGCAGCAGTGAAAATAGGATTACATACAATGGGAATGGAGTTGCTACAGAGTTTGGATATTCTTTTAAGATATTGGAAAAGACCGATATTAATGTAGTACTTGTTGGTCCTGATTTAAAAGAAACTGTTTTAACCAAAGATTATTTCGTTGATATGGAGAAGTCAGTAGTGTTTTATCCTGGCTATTCTCCGGGAGCAGAACCACCAGAGGCAGAACGACCACCAATATTACCTGAAGGGTGGCAGCTTGTTTTATATCGTGAGGTTCCTATAACACAGGAATCTCAGTTGGATACTCATTGGCCATTTAATGTTATCGAAGCGGCATTGGATAAACTAACGATAATTTGCCAACAGCTGTGGGACGGTGTAACGAGAGCAATTCGTTTATCAGATTCAGCGCCTAAAGATATTTCTACAGTTCTGCCACAGCCAATGCCAAATGAGAGTTTTTATTGGGATGAAACCGGTAAAAAACTTATTGCTGGGCCTAATCCTAAATTTGCTATGGAGCAGGCACAGGCGAGTGCAGAATCTGCAAAGAAGTCTGAAACGGCAGCAGCAGAAAGTGCTGGATCTGCTAAGGAAGATGCAGAAAAAGCAGAAGACGCAGCAGAGCGTGCAGAAGATATTTTACTTCGTTTTGAAAGCGGCACTATAACAAAAGAGTTTACGGCATCAGATAGCAGATGGATTGAAAGTAATGGTATGTGGCGTCTTACTATGGCAATGGGGAACAGCAGACTTATTGGCGTCTATAGGGAAGTCAAAAAGCCGCAGTATGAAATGGTACTTACCGGCGTATATATGGACGCTGTAAATGTAATCATTGAAGTCCCTGAAAGGTTTGCAGGCATCGTTATACTGGCGTCGCTGACTAAAAAAACCGGTGACAAAGTATATATCAAAAATTTTACTGAGGAAGATTTTACAAAGGTTGGCAGCGATTCTGTACTGACCATATCTGCCGAGGAACACCAGGCAGGGAGCAGTCCTATCATCGTCAGCTTAACAAAAATCATTGATGGTGTTAGCTATCCTTATTATGCTAATACCGGCGTAGATAATAACGGTAACATTGTTATAAATGCGAGCGAAGCGTTCGCAGGGAAAATAATTTTGGATGGAGGTTATTTACAATGAATGTAGAAAAAATTGGAACTGGAACGCAGCGTGAAAGAGATGCTGCGATAAACGCTAATTTTGAAGCGTTAGATACTGGCAAGCTTGATAAAACATCGGCAGATTCTGACTATGCTAAGAAGTCTACAACTTTAAGTGGTTATGGTATTACTGATGCATATACAAAGACTGAAACTGATAATAAAATTTCTGCTGTTGTATCTTCATTACAATGGAAGCCTTCTGTTGAAACATATGCAGATATTGCAACAACTTATCCTAATCCGGCAGACGGCTGGACTGTAAACGTAAATGATACGGATATAACATATCGTTATACTGGTTCAAGTTGGATTGCTATTTCTGCAAACTCCATTCCTATTGCTACTTCTGACACAGACGGCAAAATGTCCGCTGCAATGGCAGCTAAACTGAATGGTATTTCTGAGGGGGCTAATAATTACACGCTTCCTGCTGCTACGGCAAGCGTATTAGGCGGTGTAAAAATCGGTTCTAACATTAATATCAATAGTGATGTTATTTCAGTAAATAATGCGTCTACGACCCAAAAAGGTGTCGTGCAATTAATAGATAGCTCAGTTACAGAAGATTACACCAAAGCTCCAACTGCCGCAGCTATGAAAAGAACATGGGAGTTAGCTTCCGGTAAACAAAACCCTGAGACGACATTATCCGGCTATGGAATTACTGATGCTTATACGAAAACCGAAGTTGATAATAAAATAACAGAAGCTGTTGCCGGTGCTGCAGTACTCAAAACTGAATTTACAGCAAGCAGTGCTAACTGGGGAACATTATCAGACGGCTATTATCCATTTACTTTAGCGGCGTCAGGAAAACACTTCCTCGGCATGTATAGAACTAATGGCAGTACATATGAGAGTGTTATGGTTGACGCCGTTGAAAGTGGCAGTAATATTATAATTCAAAGTACGGAAAAGTTTGCCGGCTTTATTCTGACGATTTGAGGTGAGGAAAAATGGGACTTGAGGGATTAGTAACAGTTGAAAAAATAAGAGCTGCAATCAATGCATCACTATCAGGTCTGAGTAACTCTAATGCAACGATTACTATAACAAAGAATGATGGTACAACTAGTACTATTACCATTAACAATGTAGCTAATGCGACTACTGCAACAAAACTCGGAAGCAGCACTGTAGGCAGTGGCGTAAAGGCAATTTATCTTAATGCAGGTACGGCAACTGCGAGTAATAGTACTGTGGGGAACAGCAACACGCCGGTGTACTTAAACGCTGGCACTATAACAGCTTGTGATGCAAGTATTGGTTCCGGTTGGACTGTTTCAGAAGGGGCGGCAGGTTGGGCGCGAGAAAATACCACTGGCTTCACCATCCAGTGGGGCGATACAACTACCTTTCCTCGCACTTTTACAACAGCGTTTCAGGTTGTAATGCAAACTAATAACAATAAAGGTGAACAATTATATAAGAACCAAGTAACTGTAACATCTATCTCTAACAATGGTTTCACCATTGGGTCACCAGGACAAGGACAAAGGTATGTAGCGTTTGGCATAAGTTAAGTCAAGCCACAAGCATAAAGCCTACAAGGCTGTGAACCGCTCCAGCGATCATCATTGTAACCATTACATAGGCAAAAACTAATACTGGTATTACTAACACCTGTAACAAATGTTTCGCAGTTGCTGGACGCTATAACATTTGCATAATACAAAGTTGAAAAACTTCTAGGATAAGTAATGCTTCTATATGTAGCATCAGTATTCCCTACCCACCACTGGATGGTGAAGCCAGTGGTATTTTCTATGAAAAGGAGAACTATATGACTTACTTAATTAAATTCGATGAAACCGGTAGACGTGGGGAAACCTATGTCGCCGAAGAAAAAACACAGGAAGAAATTACAGAACTGCTTGAAAAAGGTTTTGTACAAATTCCAGAAGAAGATTATCAGCTTATTGTCGGTAATATTGATGGTCATGAGTATATACGTAAATCTGATGGAAGTTATAGTATATATGAACCTCCTACGCCTGACTTAGAAGAACTGAAGGCAAATAAACTGGCAGAGGTAGACGCTTGGACAGAAGGAAAAATCACCGGCGGGTTTACATCTGAATGTAGCGGAGAGCTGGTCAGATATGACAGCGATAAAGATACACAACTTACAATGCAGGGTATAGCCTTGAACGTAAATACAGATCGCTTTGCTGTAGAATATCCTACAGGCTGCCCTGTGCGTGGTTACGCAGATAGAAGTGCTGTCAAAACGATCTTCTATCTTACGCCGGAACAGGTGTTCGAGTGGTGCGCTGATTTATCTACCCATATAGGTACGTGTAAGCAGGCAGGTTGGAATAAACAGGCTGAAGTAAATGCAGCTCAAAGCAAAGAGGAATTGGATGCGATTATTTTAGATTAGGCGGTGCAAAGATGGTAGAAACAGTAATGGCCGCAATAACAATTTTTAGTTTTTTATTTGGTATCGCTGGCTTTGTGTTTAAGATATGGATAATTTCTCCGTTGTCAACGGCAATAGAAAATTTGCAGAAAACTGTTGATGCTTTGTTAAATACAATAAAAGAAGAACAGACCAAAGCTACAAATATGCAGATTGAGATTGCAAAAGTAGATCAGAGGGCAAGATCTGCACATAACAGGATTGATGAAGTTGGTGAACGGTTACTGTTGGTCGAAAACAAATGTAATAACTGTGCATGTAAGGATAAGTGATATTCATGTTTGAGAAAATAAAAAACTTAATAGTCAGTGCTAGAAATAAAGTAGCCTCAATGTCGCCAAAAATAATGGCGGTCATTGTAGGCTATTTTATTGCAGTCATTTTGCTGGTCTTTACTTATTATGCAGCTTGGCTTTACATGTGGCTGTGGTTAAACAAGATTGTTATGTCCGACTTGCTGGCGCTGATACGTGAGATTACAGGCCCCGCTATGGTCGCATTTGTGACCTTTATCGCTACGAGTTTGGTCGATAAAGACGGTGATGGAGTGCCTGACAATTTAGAAAAGGAGATTGAGAGCAATGGTGACAAAAAGAATCACTTTAGATGAGCTGCGACAGTTAGCTAAAAGAGCTAGAGGTAATATTGATAAGATCTATCTACACTGGTCAGCTGGTAATTATCACCAGTTTTTTAGTGACTATCACCTAAACATTGACAGCGACGGCGCCATTATGGCGACCACAGATGATTTGACAGAATATAAAGCTCATACATGGCGGCGCAATTCTAGAGCTATTGGGATTGCTTTAGCTTGCTGTGTAGATGCTGTAGCTTATGCTGATGGTCGTGTCGATTTTGGAAATGTACCACCGACAGAGTTGCAGATAGATAGTATGGCGAAAGTTGTAGCTGTATTGTGTGAGGAGCTTGGATTGGACATTAATGCCGATACCGTAATGACGCATGCAGAAGCAGCAGACTTAGACGACTATGGACCAGCGACAACCTTTGAGCGTTGGGATTTATGGAAATTACCAGATATACCAGGCGACGGCGTGCTAAAGCTAGGCGGTGATGTTATTCGTGGCAAGGCTATCTGGTGGCAGCAAAACTGGTAAAAGTAGTTGTTGTAGAAAATGCAATACCTTTAATTTGAAGGTAGTTTTAAAGGTATATAGGCAATATGTTTACTGAATAAAGGTGTTAAATAGAAATGCGCTATTTTGAGTATTTTATTCGATAAAATATTCGCGAAAAACGTACAAAAATATTCGATTGAAAGGAGGCGAATGGTAATGAGAAAAGTAATGACTTTTTTGAAAGAGGCGGCAATTGTAGTAAAAGAGCAGCCGGGGGTATGCTTTGCGATCCTGGTGCTGGGCTTTGCTTTGGGAGCTATGCATAGCTGGTTCGGTCTGTGATCTCGAAATAACTTTGCTCATATTCAGCTTGTGCGCCGAGAAAGAACTGTTGCAAAAGAAAATAGTAAGGCAACGGTCTAAAACGGCGCACGTGGCTAATATGACTGTAAAAACAGGAAAATAATATACATGGAGTGAAAATCGTGTATGAAAAAATATATAATCATCGGTATTGGATTATTGTGGTCATTATTATTGCTTGTATCGCTGCCTGCTGTATGTTCTGCGGAGGAACTTCCGGAGACAATAACGATGTCTCGGGAACAGTTCAACGAATTACAGACGATAATAAACAGACAGGAGAATCTATTGACCGAGCTGTCGAACATGTCGGCAGTGCAGGAGATGAACTCGAGCGAGCTGAAGAAGCTAATCGAAGAGCAGCGTTTATCCTATCAGAAAATCAAAAGCGAGCTAACGAGTGCGCAGGAATCATTATTGAACTCCAAAAAAACAATAGCAGAGCAAAACAAATCCTTGCAGACGTTGAGCGAGCAAATAAAGAAAGAACAATCCAAAAGTGAGCTTAAGCAAAAACAAAAGGCTTTATGGGGATTTATCGGAGGGGCATTAGTTGGAGCGATAGCAGCGAGCAGGTGATTATATGGATAATTGCCGATTGCAGGCAAGAGATTGGCTTTCTCGATCTACCCGTAAGGAATTTGAAGCAATAATCCAGGAAGCCAAGTTAACGCCACGGCAGATGGAAATTATTGAACTGAAGTTTATTCACGATCTCAAAAATTATCAAATAGCAATGCGAATAGATACGTCAGTGCAAACGGTCGAAAGAGATTTGCGGCAGGCGTATAATTCGGTTAAGAGAGTATTAAAGGCGGTCACATGATAAGTGTGACTGCCTTATTTTTTATGTCTTGGTGAGGGAAATATGAAGGAATGTTGACGGATTATAAAGGCTGATTTAAGCGATAATTTAAGTAAGAAACGGAGGCGATAACAATGTATGGAATAAATCCCTACGCTCCTGTAAATCCTGCAATGGCGGGAGTGACACAGCAGCGTTTAGCCAATTACCAATCACAAATGCCGCAGATGTCTACATATCAGCCACAGCAGTTTGTACCGCAGCCACCTATGCCTTTGATGATGAAAGGACGTACAGTAGCCAGCTTAGACGAAGTAAAGGCTGCTCAAATTGATTTGGATGGAAGCCTTACATATTTTCCTTGCCCGGCAGACAGCTGCATATATGCAAAGTATATTGATATGAATGGGATGCCGGTAATACAAAATTATAAATTGTCGCTTGAAAAAGAGCCGGTTCCGAAGAGATACGCTGATGCGGAATTAGTTGAAGCTCTGCAGCAAAAAGTAAATTCTTTAGAACGATATGTGAAGGGGGAGACAGTAAGTGCAAATGAATCCGTTGACAATGATGCAAATGTTTAACCAAATCAAGGGCAGCAATAACCCTATGGGTATGATGCAGCAAATGTTTGGTAATAACCCTATGTTCGGGCGTGCTATGGAAATGGCACAAGGTAAGTCGCCTGAGCAGCTAAAAGAAACTGTTATGAATCTTGCAAAACAACGTGGTATTGATCCGCAGCAAGCTCAGCAAATGCTTTCTCAATTTGGTATTAAAATCTGATCGGTGGCCACCAGATGATTTTAAACAATAAATTTAAAGGAGATGTTCTATATGACTATGGAAGGTAGTGGCGTAATGCCTGTATATGATCTGAATAACCGTACCGCAGCAGCAGACGGCGCCGGGTTTGGCGGCGGCTGGATGTGGGTAGTAATGTTATTCTTCCTGCTTGCCTGGGGCGGCGGTGGATTCGGTGGTTTCGGAGGCGGCGCTAATGGTGCTGTAAATACTTTGACTAATGAATTTCTTTATACCAATCTGAATAGTACTTTAGATCGTGGTTTTAATCAACTCGCAAATCAAAACTTCGGTATTCAAAAAGACTTATGTCAAGGCTTCGGCGGTGTTCAGGCTGCTATTGCTCAGTCCACCTTCGCTGCTCAACAGTGCTGCTGCGAAACCAATCGTAACATTGACGCGGTTCGTTACGAGAATGCTAAAAACACTTGTGACATTACCTCTGCTATTCATGCGGAAGGTGAAGCAACTCGCGCATTAATGACTGCGAATGTTATGCAGGAACTGCGTGACCAACTGCAAGCTGCTCAGCTGCAACTTGGAACTTTGGCTCAGACTTCTAACATCATTAATGCGGTACGTCCGTTCCCGCAGCCGGCTTACATCACTTGCAGCCCGTATCAATCTGCAACCGGTGTTTATGGCTGTGGCGGTTGTGGCACCGTGTAATTCCGCTTAAAGCGTGACTATTAACAGGGGAGCTGTCACGCTTCCCTGTTTTTTATTAAGGAGATGAAATAAAAATGGCAACGTGTAATTGCAGGACGATTTTAACAACCGATGTAGCGGTTACAGGGAATAACCTTGTATTAACTATTCCGGAAGGAACTTATGTAAATTGTGAGAACTACGTTATTCGAGTAGCTCAAGATATTCCTTCTACAGCGACAAATTTGATGCCGGTAGTAATTCAAATCGGTACGGCAGCAACGCAGTACCCGGTACTACGCAAATGCGGTCATCATTTATATGCTAATCAGATAAGAACACGCAGAAATTATATTTTGAAGGTAGCAGCAGATACTAGCTCATTTGTGCTTATTTGCGGCTATGTCTGCGCATATAACTGCGGTGCTGTAGCAAGCTTGCCTGTGCCTGTTACGCCTACTGCTGCTGTAGCAGAGAGCAAAAAGGCGGTGAGCAAAGATGCATAAGTACGTGGAATACCTTGAAAAGATTGCCGGTGATCGTGAAAAAGAAAAAGAGCTTGTTGAAATAATCAGTGAAGCTCTTGAGAGAATCAAGAAGCATTGCCCCGATGAATTTTATGGAGCTATGTACAAAATCCATTGCTTGATCTGCGGCCCGCACTTTGATGACCGTTTAGCGGAGAAAGCTGTTTCTCATATGAAAAATGTCGATGGTACTCATGGTGAGCACTGGAGCATGGAGCAAACAAATTCTCTTGCTGCCAAGCATGATATCAAAGAAAAGGCTGACTTCTATTATGTAATGAATATGATGCATAGTGACTACGCCGATGTCTTAGGCAGTGATGTAGGAACGTATGTAAAAATGGCTAAAGCATATATGGAAGATCCTGATGCAGCAGAGGGTAAAGTTTTCTGTACATGGTTGGGACAAATGCGTCGAAAAGAAGAGTAA